TTATTTATTGAATCTGCCATATTACCTCAAAAAGATTTAGAAGGGGAGAGAACCGAAATCCTCTCCCCATTATTATATCAGCTATTAGCTAACCTTTGTGTGAACTTCTACACCATAACCATCGATGATCTCTGTAACTCCCCAGAAACCAGAACCAATGATATTATCACGAAGGTATGAACCTTCTCGGTAGACTTCAACTCTCATCATTTCACCAGCGTATCCAATTCCTAAAGCACCAGAAGTAAATACACCACCTTTAACAGCATTAGATGCCTCGGTGAACTCTGGTGATGAATGAATACCTATACCAGCAATCTGACTAACAAAACCAGTTCTAGCACCTTCATCCTGTACTCCAGCTCCAGCAAACTGTGCTGCTGTTACTAGATCATTATGAACTCCATAAGTTCCCCAGATTTGTCTAGGATCAAGAACTGCATTAGGTTGTCCTAAAGCAGAGTTTTGTTTTAAGCTAGATAAAGCACCAAATAGATTATCAACTGATAGAGCTGCTGATCCATCACCAACTGCATTTGAGAATCCATCAAAAAGAGCATTAAGTAATCCATCAGCTTTTGCTGCTAAAGCATTACCGATTAACTCTCCAGCATTAGATGCGATATTATCAGCATTTGATAATTGTGCTTCATCATAGATTGGAACCATTACAGAATACATATCTAGTGTAGCTGTTTTCTTTTCTGTATCCAACTGTGTTGAAGGTGTTACTGTACCTTCATCAGTAGCTGCTACATCAGCACTAGTTAGTACATTACTTCCAGAGTTATATGCTATGAAAGTTATCTGATCTGCTTTTGGTTCATTTTTTACAGTTACCAAAGGAACTGTTACATTTGCTTCAGAGAATTTGATTAGAGCTTCTGATTCGATTACCTCAAGAAGTCCTCCAGCGAAATTCCCACTATCTCCAGCTGCCATTTTTATTTATCCTTTTGTCCAAATATAGCATCCCAACGATCTTGAGATATATGGCTAAAGGTACTGATTAAATCCTTGCATTGAGGAGCTTTCTCTTGTCCAACACAAATCCTAAATCCATCTTCGTAAGGTATTTCCTCACCTCTACTCACATAGATATGTTCACCATCTTTAGATATTGCAGATGATACACCACCAGTATCCATACCAGTAGTAGGATTATTGTTAATTGAATTTAGATGTAAACGCTTCTTTGATCTTCGCATAACTTGATTTATCCAGCTTTCCATTAGCCACATCTTTAGCTGCATCTGTTAGTGTTTCATAACCTTGATAACCAGCTGCCGTTGATGTGTCTACATTCGGAACATTTATTGTTTTGTTGATTAATTTATTATGAACTACTTTTAATTGTTGGTAGCTCATATCTTTAAAAGTTTCTCTATCTTCTTCAGAGAACTCTGAAAGCATCTTATCTTTATTAGTAGCCTCTTGCAATTTAAAAGATTCTAACTCTGGCTTTATCTTATCAAGTTCTGATTTAGATTCCTCATACAAGGTTTTCCATTCTTCCTTTTTAGATAACTGTGCCTGTCTATCTTCCTCCATTTTGCTTTTAAGATCTGCCAATTCAGATTCTGCTTTTTGCAACCTTTCTTTTTTTTGCATTACTTCTCGCAATAAATCGTTATCTTGGTTGCTAGATACTGATTCATTCTGGCTGTTAGTAGCCAACTCTTGTACGCTATCTTGTACTTCATTCTCGCTCATTATCTTGAGTCCTTTCTTTTATTTACCGATTTTAAGGTTGATTGGTTTACTTGTTGCTTCTTTTGCATTTCTAGCAATAACAAGATCAACCTCTTTAAAAATAAATTTTTCTATTTTATTTGTAACAGGCTTTGATTTGCTTGTTACAGTTCTACCCATATCATCATTCCATTGAATCTTTTGTGCATTTGTACCAGACCAACCGATCACAACATTATCCCTTGAGAATCCTCTAGTTTGCAAGTTTCTCATCATATCACCAGTAAGTTGTAGATCAACCTTTGATGATGTAGATGATTGCCTCTTAAACTTACCAGATGCTTTTCTAGTCCTGTATTTTGTTGAATAAACCTCGAAAGGTTTATTATTGACATCTTTACCACCTTTGGTGGTATGCACCCGTATTCGATCTGCTGTTTCATCACCCAACTTCTTCCAGAATTGTTTAGTAAAGGTTGGTATATCTTTTAATTTTTTAGCCACGTTGTTCTAATTGTTGTTGAGGTGTTAATGGTGTTCTTTTAAATCCACCTTTCTTATCAATAAATTCTTTTGCTTCTTTCGGATCAGTAAGTTTTTTAGATACTGATGTTTCTCTTGCCCATCTATGCCTACAATTAAAGCCACCACCATCAACAAATGCTGCTGGATATTGTGAATCAATTTCATCTCTTGTTAAACTACCAGCAGACATCATCTCTAGGCATATGTCTCTAGTTCTATCATCGATAACACCTTGATAAACATAGGTAGCATCAGCTGGATCATTTACAGCCATTTCAGCAGTTACATTCCTTTCAAAAGTATTTAAAGCAGTATTAGCTAATGTTTCAGCTTGGTCTGGTCTTAATACATTACCTAACATACTTTGAGCTATTTCTCTTTCTGTTTTACCACCTAGAATCCCTTTAACAGCCTCATCTATGATCTGTTCACCCATTGAGCTGATTTGCTTTGTGAAGGTTGCTTGGTCTAATCGTACCAAAGCCAATAAGGTTTCTTCTGTTACCTCACCAACAAACTCCATTCCAGATAATACATTTTGATAAGATGCTAAATACTTATCTAAATCTTTCTGTAATCCTATCTCATTAAAGATATAATCATCAACATCAAGCGTACTGATTAAAGATATAAACTCTTCCCTAGTTAGAGAATCTTTTATATCAAGTAAATCCTCAACCATTTGAGCCTGTGCTTTCTGTACAGCTCTTGCGAACTCTTCTGCTATTTTTTCTTTATCCACGCTTTAATGCCGATAGTAATGGTGATTGAGGTGCTGGTTCTTCTTCAGTTACCTCTGGTTCTAATTCTTCTAACTTCATGTCTATCTCTTCATCAGTAATATCTGGATTGAAATACTTCATCAATCCTTTCTGATCCATCAAATTATTTTCAAGCATAAACATTAATTTATCTTTCTCTACATTCCATTCTTCTGGATATTTAGATTCAGAGAAATCAACAGCATACGATTCATCAAAAGATTTACCAGTATGTACTTCGATAACTCTACGATCAACACCATATCTCATCTCTTCAAAATCTTGAAACATAGGTATATCTGACTCTCTAGATTCCATATTCTCCATGTTTAAAATCTTTAATGCTTGTCCACTTGGTACTTGTCCTTGCTCACCCCATCTAACTGATAAAGAATGATTCTGGCCAGTAACATTTAATAACTGTTTAATACTTTCCAACATCTGGCTGATATTAGAAGGTGGTGCAACAAAACTCATTGAACTTCCTTCTGGTAAAGATATTAAACGATCCACTCCCCACTTTAGATTGGGAACTTCTTGATCTATGCCTGTAACAACTGGTGATCCCATCTGGTAACGAGTAGCCAACATAACTTCAGTAAATGCTATGGAGCTATGAAGAGCTGCCATTGTTACATCAGATGCATCATAAGGAAATATAATTCTGGATATAGGATTAATATCATAAGGATTAACCATATCTGGATTCCCTTCGATTGGATATATCCTACCTCTAATATCAAATAAGAAATGCATTCCTTGCTCACCATCTCTAGCCTCTGACCAGAACACAAACTCTCTATCACCTCTACTATTTACACCACGCTCATAAGAATAACCATAAGGCTCTAGCTCACCCTCATAGTAATATTCACGAACATTGGGCATTATATGATATTCTATCTTTTGTTTTCTATTATTCCATACAGATTTCATGTGTATAGAACCTAACAGCCATGCTAATTCTGATGCTATTCTTGATTGACTATTTAAATGATGTGTATAAGATAGATACTCTTCTGCCTCTTCACCACCTACAAATCTTTGAGCTGGTGCTTTATATAGCATCATCCTAGCTCTAGCAAAACGAGGTACAATTCTCAATGGTAATGTAGGTATCTGGCTTAATGAAGATGAAGGGAAGTAATCCTGTACATATTTATCTATATCTCTATTAAAATAAAAGTCAATAGATTGCTGTCTCTTCTTGTACTCTTCTTTAAGCACCATATCTTCAGCATTTTTAATTGATTCAAATACAGCTCTACTACCTAAATCTGGAATCGTTATCATATCATAATAGTTCATCAGTTCACCACTTGATTATTTCTTTTTAATATATCAGATACTATCTTCTGTTTTCTTTGATCCATATCTAGCTTTCGCCCATATAGATGTAATAAAATAACTGCTCCCAGACCACCACTTACAAATCCAAATGCAAACATCACCATTCAACGCTCATAGGTTGTCTGTTAATAATTGGATGTCTATACGCTATGTAATATGAACAGGCATCAAGCATATGAGTTAAAGCAATATCACTCTTATCTATCTTGCCATCTCTGCTTCTCTGTACTTGTTCTAAATCTTTTATAAGGTTTATGCACCTCGGATCAATGCTCATTCTTATCTTACCATTGGCATCTTTCAACATTCTATTCAAAGCATTTAAGCGATCAATAACTGGTGGATTTGCTTTCTTTGCTATAACTTGAAAACCATGATCTTTTAATATCTGATGATCTGATCTATTACTAGTTGTTGATCTGGCTGATCCAGCACTATCTGGAAAGGTTGGGATATTAGGTGCTATCTTCTTCATAGCTCTAGCCATCTCTTCAGTATTACTATTTGTTAATCTAATCTCATTAAAATAATGTACTGTGCCATCAGAATATTCACAACCTAATACAGCACTCATATAATCAACATTGAAATCTAATCCCCAGAATAGGTTGTTTGTTAATTGCTTTGCTTCTTTAACATGAATACTTCTATCAAAATTATAAGCTGCTCTATTACCAGTTGTTTCAAAGGATGCTAGAAATTCTGTTTTAAAAGCTCTTTCATCCATCATAGCTTTAGCTTTCTCTATCTCTTTTTCTGGTACATAGCCACCATCAACTGTTGTATATTGCCAACTCTTCCAATCTGGATCATCGCTTTGACCTTTTAAATAAGCATTATATAGATGATCATAACCATTAGGTGTACCAATAAAAAAGGCTTCACCATCTGTTGTTGTTAAGGTAGGATAAATAATCTCATCCCATACATGTGGCTTGATATATGAATATTCTTCCATTACAACCATATCTAATCCAGCACCACGAAGATTGTTTTCTTGTTCTGCACCTTTAATAGCAATCTCTGCATCATTAGGTAAGCGTACAAGTAATTCTGATTCATTGATCTGGCAATCATAGTCTCTG